GTCCTGTAACCGGAACACCAAATTTACTTTTGGTTTCTGTTGTTGCACTTGATACTGCCATATTTTTCTCCTAAAGAGCTCTTTTATATAACAATATTTATCATAATAGGCCTAAAATAATTAACTCTAGTTTTAATTCTGACACAAAAAAGGGCAGTAAAACCGCCCTTTTTATTGATTATTTTAATAATCTTATGCTGTTGAGCCCAAAGTATTTTGGATTCTGATCGGAATGTAGATAAATTCTACTGCTTTGACTGGCTGTATAGCAATGTCAATATGCAATTCGTTCCTATCAATTCTTGCTGGAGTATTGTTTGAAGTATCACAAACTGTGATAAAGTCAAATAATCCTCTTTGAGAAACAAGTTCACCAAGCAATCTATCTACAACTACTTTCGCATTTGCTCTAGTTACTTCATCATTTGGTTCAAACAAGAATGGTTTAACTGCGTCGTCTAATTGCTCACGTAAGTAAACTACTAATCTTGCAACGTTCACTCTATCCAATGCACTTGATGTTGGGTTAAGAGTTTTTTGTCCAAATACAGCAATTCCTCTTCCTGGGAAATTCCCAATTGGATTAACTTTGTCTGCATATAAACTATCTCTTTGTCCTTCATTTAATGCTACTGGTACAAACTCTCCTGTTACTCCGTCAATGTATCCTGTGTTGGATGCATTACTTACAAGCCCTCTTTGGAAACCTGCTGGTGCAAACCATGGGAAAGCAACCTGATCATTAAATGCTATTGTTCTTAATGCCATATGTGAAGCAGGAACAAATACACTTGAACCATCTAGGTTTGTGCTTATACCGTGTGGATAGTAAACAGCCGCATATGGATCACTTGCTAGTAAACCATCTTCGCCGTTTTCACCTGCTAGGTTACTATTATTTGCCCAAGCACTTGTACTTGATGCGTCTGATGCCAATCTAAATGGTGAATCTATAACACTAAATACTGTGTTCTTTCTATCAACACCTAGAGCAATCATTTCATCTGCAAGTTCAGGATATCCAGGAACAGCCACAATATTAAATCTATTTGTTTCGTTTCTGATATCTTGGTTACTTGTTAAAGCAGATTGTAACTCTTTTACAATCATTTGTCTTTGAGCTTTTCTTAGCATGTAAGGTGAGCCGTCGGACTTATTACCACTTGCATCTGCCCAGTATTCTAATGTTGCGTTCCATTTTTTAACGTTACCGCCACTTAAAGATTTGTTCCAACCTAAGATACCTACTGGTGAAGTTGCACTTGATGGTGCTGTACTAAAAATAGAACCTGCTGTACTTGATCTAAAGTCACCAAAAATAACACCGTCTGGGCTATCTTGGTCTGCACTATCAACAAGTACCCACCCAACTTGGCTTACACTATACTTATAAATTGCTGGATAGTCTTCTAACTTACTACTATCAATCCATAAATCACCTTCTGCTAAACTGCTTACGCCGTCTGCTTTCTTAGTTGGTGTTGATGCTTTTACCTGAATATCACCAGAGAATGTTTGCCATCCGTTGATAGAATCATTTTCTAAAATATCCAAATTGTCTGCACTTACAACTGAATCGTACCATAAAGTACCATCCGCTAATGTTCCAGTAATTGCTGTACTCTTTGCTGTAAAACTTAAAGGTTTAAAATTACTATAAGGATCATCAGAAGTTAAATTTAAATCTGCTGGACCAAATCCTGCAACATTACCGTCCCATAATAGGATGTCTTTGTTATCGGAATTTGTAATTTTAATTTTACCGTTGTTATTTACTGCTATAACGTTTGCACTAAAAGACAGTTGTGCGTTTGCATTACTTATTGCTGAATTAATATCAGTTACTAAGTCATCAACACTTGCATTACCATCTGCGTCGCCATCTGTTCTAAATTGAACAGCAATATTGGCACCGTCATTAACTCTCATGTACATACTAACTGTAGCACCTATATGTGATGATAAATCAATAACACTTACATTAGCACTACTTTCTGCTATAACACTTGAATTACCATTGTGTCTTTTTAATTCGAACGTTGCTTGTCCATCGTTTGCATTTGTTCCTTCACCGGCAACATCAATTACGATATCACCTAATTCTGGAGTTGCACCATGTCTTGAAACTGCATAGGCTTCAGACATTGTTTTGACTGCAAATACTGGTACTGATGCAAATTGACTTGAACTTGCACTATATAATTTTAAAGCAAAAGTACTACCATTATTTGGTTCATTTATTGCTACAAAAACATCACCTGATTGTAATGCACCGCCACCATCTCTTGTTAAAGGAAGTTGGTAGTTGTAACCAATTTTGTGATATGCTGAAGATGTATTAGTGTTCCATTCTGTAGAACCTATTAAATCCCAATCACTGTTTGAAGTCTTTTGGTAGACTTTGAATATTGCCTGAGTAACACCTGAATTGTTTACATAAACAACAGCGAAGTCATCTTTTTTACCAAAAGCAATTTTAGGTTTGCCTGTTGATTCTATATCTGATGCTTCTGGAACTAGAGCAGTTTTATTTACCCAGTTAGTGCCGTCATGTATTTTAATACCAATTACTGTAGATGCTGTGTCTAACCAATAAGAACCATCTGCTGGTGCTGTTGTAGGTGCTGTGGCACTAGGTGCCAATGCGTCTAAATCAACATTTGCTCTTAAAACATATGCACTATTGGCAACACCTAAGAAACTATATGCGGCTAATAAGCCGTATTCGTTTGTTTCGTCACCATGTAATTGTGTTCCACCACTTGATTTAAATGTTGGATTGCCATATGTTTGAAGAAGTTCTCTTTGGCTTGAAATTTTGTATAATTTACCTGCAGTTGCAGAAGTTGTATAACCTGCAGTACCTGAACCGTCTGGACTGCTCTTATCTTGAGCAGTTGCAATTACGATTAAAGGAACTGTTCCAGTTCCAGCCGGAGCATAAAAACTCTCGTCTGATACACTAATGCTAACACCAGGACTTACTAATGTCGCCATATTTTTCTCCTAATATATTAGATACGTTACCCGTATGCACTTATTTATCATATATTAGAATTATTCCGTATTTACGGAATTTGCTGGTATTTAGTGGTATTAAATAAGTTTTAGTGACTCTTTAAATTTTCCTGTGTCCCAATCTCGTATTTCCAGTACCTTTTTTTCTAAATCTTCTAGTGTCCCGTTATTATCTATAATGTAATCTACTGGATACCCGGCCCAATTCCATTCACTTTCATGAACATCTTTATATGTTGTTTCCATTATTTTTCTACTAACGACATTTGAATCAGCAGTTTTGGCGGTTTCATACCATTCGGGTAACTCGCCACGTTGTACCCAAATTATTTTTCCGCCCATTTTTTTAATTAAATCTAATTCATTTCTAAATCTTGCGTCACTTACAACTACACAAGATGAATTTGTATGCTGTTTTCTTATGCGATATTCCAAACTGTTAAGCCAAATATCTTGATCAAAATGATTTCTAAGTACATCAGTACCTAGTAATTGTAGGGCCAGTCTGGGAGTAAAATGTGGTACACCTAATTTTTTAGTCCAGAACATGTCCGGTGTTTCTCTGAAATCTCTGCTTTCAACAGTATCACCTTCCAGCAATGATCTTTCCCAACCAAAAATACTGGAACATAGATCTTTTAGGGGTGCCGCAAAACTATCATGAATACAACCGCGATCTACAAACATATTAGCAACCGTATCTTTGCCACTGCCTATAAATCCTGTTATACCTATTATCATAAAAATCTTGTTTGTCTATAAAATAAATTTATCTAATTTAAAATATTAATTTAATATTTTTGGTTTTTATAGGTTAACCTATAACAAAACCTAATGGACTATTACCTTCTTCCATATTATGTATTCTTTCTTTAAGACCTTCTATCTCTTGCTGGCCCTCTGCCTTAAGTGCGTCACCATTCAACTGAATGGCACCACCTGCTCCAGGTAACCCACTTGCATACTTACTTCTGGCTTCACCTAACATCATTTTACTCTGTGCTAGAGCATAAGCGGCTAACCAAGGATTAGCACCAACATCTTTTAAAAGAACACTTTCTGGAATAAAGTTATATACTCCTACGGCGATTTCTTCCTCATGCCTGACATTTCTTAAAATTTTTAATCTTTTGGTGTTTCTATTCCATAAAAAATTATATTCACTACCAAAAATTCTTCCAATAGTTTCTTTGTATTGTGAAAAAGCATCAAATACTGCTAAGCCTCCGACTTGTCCTGCTTGTAACATATACATATTATTAAATGCTACATCGAACGGATCGAAGTTTGTGCCGCCACCGCTGTTGGTGCCTATACCTCTTCTGTAAAGACGTCTTACTTCCATTACTTCATCAGGTAATGTATACTCAGTTACACCATTTTGCGTTGTAAAAAATATTATACTTTCTTCTACACTACCTGCACTTAACTGCCTGTAAATTGCTAATGCTTTATCTATAGCAACGTCATAGTGTTCTCTGTCTAATTCAACATCAACTATTCCGTCAGCCAAACGAAGTTGTATCTCTTTTATGAGTTCTTCACGACTTTTATATCCTATTTGATCTATTGGCATACTACTATTTATCTAATTTCGTATTAAAATACCTTTAATAAAATAGTGGTATCATTGATTCGTCCGCTTAACTTAGTAGGTGTCGTTTTAATATCTTCAAAATAACTATTAAACTTCATTTTCGCAGAATTTTTTATTTCTTTTATTTGCTCTGCTGGTTTACGCAAAGTCTTTTGAAAACTTGTTTCTGTATTAAAATCTTTTATACTAGTTCCCTTAACTGTGAGTCCTATAGATATTTCTGATTTTTTATACACACCAAGTTTTCTTAATTTTGTATTGTATACCCATAGTTCACTTGCATCAATTATATCTATAGGGTTTATACTAGCAATACCAAGATCACTTTCATTTATTTGGTATTTTAATTTTTGAATTAATTTTTCTCTATTAATAGGTTTTGGTTTTCTAGGCTTACGTTTTGCTTTTCCTGTATCTATTAATGTATCACATGCTGTCTGTATTTTTTCAAAAAATGCTAAATTATCCTTACGCATCTTAGGAGTAAAATGTGAGTACCCTTCTTTTATATCAGGGTCATTCCAATCCATTACTTCCTTGGCTTCTTGTAATTCACTTGTATATAAATCTTTAATTATTTTTGCATGAGCGGGTTTTATAGAAGGCTGATATGCTCTCATATCATTATATGGATCGAAATCTTTAAGTAAAAAAGATTCATTCTCTACAAAACTATCAAGTAATCCTTCCCATGCCCCACATAAAGAAGATACCTGCTCTCTCATACGTTGTTGAATACTGATGACTTTGGTTGTTTTTTCTTTTGAATTTTCCTTTTTTTCTATATAATACTTCTTACCCAGTTTTAACCAATGAGGTTTACATTTTTCATTTACATATTCTATCATACCTTCTGGCCAATAACCTAATTTTTTACTTGTCCAAGCAGTTTTACCCATAGAGGAAAAATAGCCTTTATCAATAGATACTATAAGTTTAATTTCTTCTTTATCCCATCCACTATCTTGTTTGATCCATTTGATCATTGCATCTTGTTTTTGTTTTGTGGGTATTTCATAGTGTACAAAGTATTCTGAATCACTAATTGCTTTTTTACGATCAGCAGGCTCTGTAAGCAATGATAGTTCTTTCCAGTTGGGCTCTTTTAATAAGTATGTACTTCTTTGTTTTTTTCTTCTTGCCATTCTATTCCTTGAAAAGTTTAGGATCTGGATTACCATATAAAACTTGTATTGGTAAAGGCCATTTTTTAAACCCTAATATTTTCTTTTTATCTTTTAAAACGTTTTTGTCCTTATAAAATTGAGTGATACTAATCATACCCTCAAATCTGCCAGACGTTTCTCCTGCTTTAAAAGAAAAATAAGTATTCGCTAGAATGAATATTAATGCTATGATATAAACTTCCATAAATTTCCTAAAAAAACAATTCTAACAAACTTTGTTCTATTTGTCAAGAATTATATTCATATGCCAACTTCTACGTCTGCCAAAGAATAAGAATTCTAAATGCTCTGTAATGTTTTTAGGAAATTGATTAAACCTATCAACTATCTTAACAGTTTTACCAAAAGCACCAGACTCTAATTCTAGTATTTTTTCGTTAGTTATATATCTATTAAACTGTTTAATTTGATTTTTAGATAAGTTTTTATAGTCATTTAGTACTTTTATGTCTATTTCTTTACTAAAATGATCAGCAACAAAATTTATATAATGTTCAACTAAATCATTATTTTGTATAATTGGCATAAGGGAATGAAAGTATTGCCAACCCTGAATACTTAGGCCACCAATGTCAGCATCCATGTATCCGGTTTCTTGCCATCTGTAGATGCCTTCTTTTATTTGCTTGACCCAAATCGGAAAATATTTGTCATTTTCAAGTAAAGAATTATATAAAGATTGATAAAAGTCCATATATTTATGGTTAGATGTATCAAATAGATATTTAGATAATATATTAGAAATACCATACATATTAAATCCTAATACAAACCATGTAAATATACTTTCGTCTATAAGTTGTTCCTTGTTAAATGTATTAGTAGATTGTATTACTTCTATGGATTCTGCTATTCCTAACTTCCTATCTTCTAAAAAATCTCCTGTATGTACCCCATAAAAGAAATCAAATGCTTCAAACGTCTGCAAATTATAATCAGCAATTTGTTTCACATACATTGGAGAATTTATTAATAATTGTAGGAAATATACATCTAAATTTAAAATATTATTTTGTATTACCTGTTCTAAAGTGTTACGCCAAGACTTACTATCCTCTCCTGGCATGCCTAAAATTAGTTCTGTGAGAACCGGAAGATGATTTTTATTTGCAAGATCTGTAACATCGGTAATAGAATTAATTTTCATGTTTTTTCGTTTAATATTTTCTAAAACATGATCACTTGTGGTTTGCAAACTTAATGTTACTCCGGTTTGTATTTTTGCATCAGTAAATAATTTTACAATTTGTACAACCGTATCATTGCTATTTTTAGCATAACTAACACTAAGTCCATTAGGACAACCGGTTTCTTTATTATGCTTTACTATTTTTTCTGCAATTTTTAAATCTCGATCTTTAAAAATACCAAAGTTACTTGACGTTAGAGAAAGGTATGGTAATTTATTTTTTGCAATCCAATCTAGTTCTGCATCTATTCTTTCAAAATAAAACTTATACATTTTACTTGCTGTTGCACTTCCCCAATCACAAAATGTACAACTATATGGACACCCTCTATCTGTTTCTATGGTTGGTACCCATTCTATATCTGTGTGCTCGTTAACTAAATTATCAAACATTCCATTTAGGTATGGACTTGGTAAATCTAGTTCCTTCATTCTTTCAAATTTATTAACCTTATCTATTTCCTCACCATTATGATACTGTAATAAAATATGCTCTAATGCAAGTTCACCTTCGCCTACAACTATACTATCTATAAAAGGATACTTTTCAAAAAATGCATCGTCTCTCCAAGGTAATTCAGGACCTCCCATTAAAATAGTTATATCAGGATATGCTTCTTTTAATTTTTCTGCTAATTTAAAACAATAATTTTTGTTCCAGATATATAAACTTAAGAGTACAATATCCGTATTTTCGTGTTTTTTAATTAATTCTTCTATTGGTTCTCGTCTAAAAATAATATTAGAAACAATAAAATTATCTTTTATCAGTTTATTTTGCTCTACAAAAGACCATAGAGCCCCTACACTATAGGGTAAATAATAACTGTTTAAATGATGCGGGCCTGTTTGGAAATTAACTTGTACAAGAGATACGGAGGTCATAACACATTATTTGCCTTTTGAAAACTTCCTATCTTGGTTATACGGCAAATCTTTTTCTATTATTTCTTTCCAATTTGCAATAGTCATATCAAGTCCATCGCTAAGTTCTACTTTTGGAACCCAGCCTAATCTAGTTGTAATCTTGTGATTGGTACTGTTAAGCAAATATATTTCACCTGGTCTTGGAGGTTTAGTATTCCAATTTACATGTCCATTCCAGTCTAACTTTTCTGCAATAAGTTTTACATAGTCTTTTATTTTAATTGCATTATCAGGTCCTATACAAAATATTTCACCTTGACATTTATCAGGATTTTCAATTACTGCCTGCCAGGCATCTAGTAGATCGTCAATGTAAATAAAGTTTCTGTATGGTTCACCATAACCTAAATTTATCTCTTTTGGATTTTTCAGCATTTGTGTAATAATTTGTTCTGTAACAAAGAAGTCATTATCCTTTCTACCGTATGCATTAGTTTGCCTAATAGCAGTAAAGGGCAGTCCATAACTTCTGTGAGCGTATTCTAAATACTTTTCACATCCATACTTTGCAACGGCATACGGAGCATTTGGATTTGGAGGCGTTGCTTCATTAAATGCAATTATACCTTCCTCTTTTCCATCTCTAATTAAATCACTTATTGGTTGCCAACCATATACTTCCATTGTACTAGCAAATACAAAGTTTTTTAAATTAGGTAATGTTGCGGCAATTTCAATAATATTTACTGTGCCTACATAATTTACTTCACTAAAAGTGATTTGCTCATAAAAACTATCTTGCACTTCTGTTCTGGCCGCCAAATGTACAATTATTTCAGGATCAAACTGTTTAATTTGAAACCCTACTTTGGAATGGTCTCTTAAATCTTCTTTCAAAAATTCTAGTTCATGTTTGTCTTTTAGTCTTTCAACCATGTGCTGACCTATAAAACCGTCTGCGCCTGTTATAAATATTCTCATGTTATGTCCTCTGTTTTTGCGTACCCTGTCACTTGTAATGTATATCTATTTATATTACTAATATTACTAACACAATGTACTTGATCTTTTAAAATAAAGGCATAATCACCTTTTTTATATTCTGTAAAATTTTGATCTTCTATTTCTAAATAGTGTCCCATAATTTTGTCCTGTAAAAATACATTAACTCTCACAGGTATTTTTCCATCTATATCCCATTTATTTAATTTTGCTAAATTATTTAATCTAAAAAACTTATCTATATGTGGTCCTATAAACCTACCTGGTTTGATACAATTTACTGTTACCATAGAGTAATCTACAAAAGAAAATACCTCTTTTATTTTATGAGCCCACATTGGAGCAAAATCATCATAGGTTTGTAGAACAATAGGACCATCGTCTGGATAGTCAGGTACTGGTAAATTATTTTCCTTCCAATACCCGCCAGACCAAATCGTATTTGTTTCTTCTACAAATTTTGTTAGATATAATTCCCTTTCATCTAACCAGGAAAGATCTATATTTCCTTTTATCATTTATATAACACCGTAACTTGTGCAGAGTAAAAAGGTTCATCTCCCATATTGCCGGCAATATGCCAATCATCACTACCAAATTTTACATAGTCACCTTTACGCCATTGTGTGTAAGGTTTATCATGTATTTCATAATAGTGTCCTCGTTTCCAATCATCTAAAAATATCAAATAACGATATCCCTCTCCCTCTCCATGTTGTTGTTTTAATTTAAAATGTTTATCAACATGATGAGGAATAGTCTGTCCTGGAGGTATCTTAATTGTACTTACTACATGATGATCAAAACCCTGCGGGATTTTATTTGCTAAATCATGTACCCATTCAGGAGACTCTTCAAACATCTGCCATATACTACTGTTATGTTCAGTGTAATATTCTTCCAATGCTTCATATTGTTGATAACATTGGAAAAAATCTGTATAACGGATATTATCTAGTTGAGCTTTAGATATATCTAGATCTATATGCCCGTAACTAATCACAATAACTCTCTAAAGTTCCTCTACGTCTTAGATCTAAAGTAGCACAATGTATGCCGCCAGAGAGCGTCATAGAGTGCCTAAACTGTACAGGTACACTATCTATACCGTACTTGTCAAGTTCTCTCATCAGAGGCTCTTGTGCTGAGTCTAAGATTACAGTATTTTGATCTACACTTAGTAAATTCATACCAATGTATGGTGAACATGGTGCAATATATCCTTCCTCTGATAATTTACTACCTTGTACAACACAATCATCAAACCAAATCTTGTCCCACTTTGCAAACATTTCAGGACAGTTATCTGGTGTTACTCTTGAACTATTCATTAAAACAAGTCCAGGTCTTAGTGGAACAATAGTGCTATCAAAATGTGCAAAACTGTAAAGTTCACTGTAATGTAATTTGTAACCCATTGGCTCTAATAATCTTTTTAGCCATTTATAACCTTTCATGTTTCCTGAGTTACTAACTTGATATAATAAGTCTCTACCAACTCTCACAATATTAGGTGCATCAAAACAAATTTCATGGTCTAATAATGTTGCAACATCAAGATTCTCAAACTGGTACATATCATCGTGTAGTTTAGGTTTAGGTGCTTCTAACCAAAGAGCACCATCTTCAAATGCTTCATACATGATATCTTCGTAAAGATGCTTTGCTTCAAAATATCTTGCTCTCACAGGAGTAGGAGTTTCTATTAACATGTCGCCTAATGGAAGTATTAGATCTCTCGGACACCAACTATACCAGCCTTTTGAATTCCAACCTTGTCCTACATCATAGTTCATTTTGTCCCAGTCAACTATTGCTGGTCTATGTACTTTGACACCCATTTTTGAAAGTGTGTCTGCCAGTCCGTCGGCATCTTCATTTGCTTCATCTATGACCCATTGAGGATAAGTTCCTTCCAATGGTTTAATTTGTTCTTCCGGGTAAGGTGCATAACTGAAACTTCTTGCTGAAATATCAGTTGCTATTCTTGAATGGTGGGCGTGTCCAACGATTATTTCTTCCAATGGGTCCCAATCGTTGTGAGAGTTTACTATCATTTGTCTGTCTCCTGTAAGTAATATTATGTTACTATTTATAGTATGAGTTGATTTTTATTATGCATTTCTGACATAAGGCTAAAATTATGTTTACAACGTTGATCTAAATTTATTAAAAGGTTTTTCTTTTCTTCTTCTGATAAATTTGCTATTCTTTGCATTTCTAATACTATTGCTTGAAACCTTTCTATATCATCTTTTATATCATCGTAATCTTCATTTATAAATGGAGAAAATGTCTCAAACCCTAGTTTTCTAAAATTGCGTAAAAAATTTTTACATTGGAATACTACAAAAGGTTTTTTTAAAAATACAAAATTTAATGTCTTTTCAGTGACAATATTAAAAAGTTTATGATAAACAAATTTATTCTCTTTTCCTATTAAAAAATAATCTTCTATCACAACCCCTATCCTACAGGATTTATAATACATATCTAATTTTTCATTTAAATGTAAATCAAGATATCTATTACCACCTGGTGTATCTTGTATTTCTATATGATGCTTTTCGACTTCGTAATTGTGCAGAGCGTCAGATAAAGTATCTAGTTGAGTCGAATCGTTAAAAAAAATTTTGCTATCTCTATTTGTTTTTTCCTTTTGTAAATCAGTATATTCACCGTATGTGTAATAATTATGCTCTAACAATCCTGCTTTGTTAAGAAGGTGCATAACAATATATTTTGTTCCCCTAATAGTATTTGCAGGTATAAAAAAATCCTTATCTATAATATATTTGTTTTGTGTGCTGTTTTTTAAAATATTATAGGTGTAAGGTATAAAAGAATTAAATCTAAGAATAGGTATAGTATATCTAGGTCCGTATTCTATATCTATATTACAAGTAAGAAATTTAACCTGGCTCCAAACGGTCGGGTTTATAAAATGTTCTATAAAATTTCTATAGTCAAAACATTCCAAAGGCTCAGATAAAATTAATTTATTTTTACGTGACTTCTGTAAAAACCTATTAAAAAATAAATTATTAATATTAAGTATATCAAAAAACCTACTGTGACCACTACGAAAAAAAGATATGCATAATATCATATCCTTTGTAATATCAAGAGTAGATAATAAAATTTTGAGTTCGTTAATATTTACATATTCTATTGGTTGTATATGATAATCATCATATGTATTGCTTGTAAAATAATTTTTTATAGCAGGGGTATAATTTTCTTTTATTAAATTCTTTGGTGGTTCAGATTCGCTTACAACTATATGTTTTAAAAATATCATCAGCAATCACCTAGCCACTCGCTGATACAAACTCTGTAATTGCCTTCAACACCTCTATTGAACTCCTCGTGTCTTTCATTATCACCTAATCCAAATATTACGGTATCAGTCCAAACTAACTGTTGCTCTTCACAAACTTTTATGTATTGATTTTCATATTTTTCCCAATTATAGTCAGGACTAAAATTTTTCATGTACTCTACACCTAATGCCATAGAATAATTATTCGCCATTTTTACTTCATTAAGCATACTTACACCATCATCAACATATTCCTTTGTAAATCTTACACCTACTCTGTGGTTTTCCAATGTAAAAAATGGTTTACTTAAACTACATGTCACTTCTTCTATTGCTGGATAATCATTTAAATTTATATCTATACCTTTTGATATGCCCCAATATGCTAAATCTAAACACACAGGTATATTGTGTACATTACAAACTTTCATAAGATGATCAAAATCTGGGTGTAGGCAACCAAAGTCACTAAAAGGAGCACTTATAATAAGAGCATGTAAGTTCAATCCATCAAGTTGATCTTCAAGATTAATTTGATTTTTTTCATTCTCATAGATGTTTTTAAAATTTACATGTTTACCTAGACAAGCATGATACTGAAAATCTCCCTGTACTACTATAATTTGTTTAGTATTGCAATGTCTTAATATGAAGTTATCAAAGGCTTGTGATGTACCTTGCGTGTAATCTGCATGTGCAAAATTTTCTAATCCAGTTAAACTTTTATTATTACTGTAGTTTATCCAATCTCTCCATACGCCTGCATATTCATCAAGGGTAGGAATATGTATATTATTTTTTTCAATATGAAAATGAAAATCAGATATTTCTTTATTTCTTATAGGTCTTGCACCTCTTACTGCTGTCATGCCAATATTTATCGAGTGCTTTTTTTAATTTTTGCATTTAATGATTTTGTAAATCAAAAGTAGATAAATAGTACTATGCCTAGATTAAGTTTATGGAATCCAGTCAAAACAAATGACTATAATTTTACCGACCGTGTGGTTGGTGAGCATCTTCATGCCGGAGGCACCGGTGTACATGTACACAAATATTTAGGTGTACATGCTGAAAACGATGGCAAAGACCCAACTAGACCTTCTTCAGAAGCAGGAAACAGCGAAGTATTCATACAAGATCTATTATTTTTAGAAAACAGAGATAGAAAATACGATGAAAATATATACGAATTACGTGGACAATATAACCTAGGCGATAATGATGCCTTTGATTTAACACAATTTGGTATGTTCCTAGCAAATGATCAATTATTTATGAATTTTCATATAGAAAGCATGGTTGAAGCAGTGGGTAGAAAACTTATGCCTGGTGATGTATTAGAGTTACCTCATTTAAGGGATGACTTATTACTCGGTAGCGATGAAGCAATAAACAGATTTTATGTTGTTACAGATGGTAGCAGACCAGCAGAAGGATACGATCCACGTTGGTGGCCTCATTTGTGGCGTGTTAAATTAGGACCAATAACAGATTCACAAGAGTACAGAGATATTCTTGGTACTGGTGAAGAAGAAGGTGATTTAAGAAATCTTATTAGTACCTATGCTAATGATATCAATATAAACGATAAATTGCTGGAACAAGCAGAAAAAGATGTTCCCTACGATCCTCAATTTAGAAATACTGCTCACTTATATTATGATGAAACAGTACCAGATAAGCCTGCCCCTGCTTTAGACTTTGCAGGTAACGATGGACAGCCTATCAATGGTTTAAGCATTGTAGGTAGTGGGACATCTTTTCCAACTAGTGGAACAAATGATGGAGATTATTTTTTAAGGACAGATTTTTCACCAAATAGATTGTTTAAAAAATCAGGTACTCGTTGGCTTAATGTAGGAACCGATCAACGAGGTGCATGGGCGGCGGCTAATAGAATATTAACAACGTTTATAAATAACGACAACATAACAAGAGAGTCAGATGGTACAACAACACCTGAAAAAGTAAATTTAAGTAAGGTTGTGAAACCTAGGACGGATAACTAATGGCGGGTAAAAATTTAGATTACTGGTATGATGAACAAATAAAAAGATATTTGCTTCAACTTATTCGTATCTTTTCAAATTTTCAAGTTAAAGAAAATACAAAAAATGGTATCAAATATAATCGTGTTCCTGCTAGATATGGTGATGCCAGTAGAATGGTTGCTAGTATTTTAAGAAACAACAGTGAAAACATTATAAATTCCGCACCATTTATAAGTGTTACTATAGGCAGTATACAGCCTGCAAGGGACAGAACACACGAACCTTTTCTTGTTGATACTCAACA